CGGTCGGTCAGGAATGCTGTCGCCTTTGCAGTTCATCGTGCCTGGAATGCGCCAGATGCGAGCCGGGTTATGGACGGTAAGGTCAATGTTCACCTTATCGTTAGAGGCTTTGGCTACTTCCTGAAGGACTTTTTGAACCAGCTTTTCATCTTCCGCTGGCAAGTCAATGCGGTACATGAGCTGTGCGCCATTGCCGGAATCGATCATAATTGGAGCAGGCCAGCCAATTGAATTTAGCCCTTCCTGAATTTCCAAGGCTTTATACAATGCTGTATCATGTTCATCTTCGGTGCTGGATATTCCGCTTTCGCGTTTTGCATCGCAGTCGACCAGCAGCCAGCGACGGCAAAGGATGTTTGAATCCGCCGTTGTAGAGTCGCGTCCGGCTCTTTTGAGTCGGTTGGCCGCCCGGGCGAGCAGGTCTGGGTTAACCGGGTTGACAGTCGCATATACGCCGTGACAGCAACGAATTTTGCCAATAGCTTTGGCAGCTTCTTCTATGTGGTTGTAACCGAAGTATCCGTATTCCACATGCGGTGCGGTATGGTCAACGATTGCGCTTAGAACACGGATTTCAAATATGTCACCAGGCAGAAACCACAGCTTTAACGCTTTGATTATTTGTTGTTTGTCTATGTTCATTTATTTGTCCTTCTTTTCGTGAAGGCGAGCGCCTATCATATAATTTTCCTGCTGCCATGAATCGATATTTACTGCCGCTTGATGAACTTTTATTAACTCATCGTGATCTGTTAGTTCCTTAAGGTAGTTTCCATTGGTTGTGATATATTTTACCCAAGAATCAACTCGAAAAATATCGCTTCGAAGCTTCTTTAGCTCACGATATTCGTGTAAAATGTCAGGAAGTTGTTCTTGAATAAATTCTTGAAGTTGCTCCAGCTGTTTCACTGATAACGGAATGCTAACGCCTGTGGCTTCAGGTTGATGCCATGGTTTTTTATGCTTTTCGATGGCTGTGAGTAGTTTTCGACAAACGCGGGTGTGCGTTGCGGGTCTGTTTTCGGTTGTGACATCAAAAGTTTTGTTGTTAAGCATTATTATGTCCTTTTGTTAAAATGTTACGGTTGCAGTCAGCGTTGCCGCCGCAAACCAGTAGATGGCGTGCCTAAAGTCGCCATGGCAGCAGTAAACTATGGCAGCGGCAACGTCCAGGGAGATTAAAATCAATGGGAAAATTTTTGTAATGGCCATACGTTCTCCTTAAAATGGAATTTCACTATCATCAAAGTCATCATCAGGATAGTTGGGTGGTGACCGTTCCTCATCCGAAACATCGTTCCAGCCAGGTTCCGGGAAGTATTCCGGGATTTCGCCAAATTCATAATTCACGATGCGGTCGAATTTATCACCGGCAACTGATTTGACAATTATCTGGGTTGCTTTAGCTAAGGTTCCATCTTGCGCAAGATCAACTGCTGCCTGGGCGGAGTTTGGCAGCGGAGCGTTGGAACGCTGTTTCCACCATTTCTCGAATTTGCGTCGGGCGTATCCGGTGTGTTCCGGGCATGCCCATTCAGATTTAAACTGATTGAACCCGATTAGATAATCAATCCGCATTGTTTTTGGTGTTCCGGGTTCAGCTCCGCGTTTTTCATGAACCGCATACCAGGTATCCTGAACGTCATACGGCGTATAATCAACTTGCCCGGACAGCACTCCGGCGGTACTTGCGGAACTTTGAACATTATTCCGTTCGGGCGGCGGGAACTCATATCCACAATCCGGGCAGGTCTGATATGCTGCGTGAATCAGAGCCAGGCATTCAGGGCACTTTTTGGCCGGAGCTTCGCCTTTGCCGGAGGTTTTATCCTGAACGGTTATCATGTCCACCGGTCCGTGCCGGAGAATATTTTCACCGTAATCCAACACTAAGCAATCATCCTTGCCGTCGCACAGCCTTGTTCCACGTCCGATCATCTGAACCAGCAGTCCGGGGCTGTTAGTTGGGCGCAGCAATACAATGCAGTCAGTGTTAGGGGCATCAAAGCCGGTCGTCAGGACATTGACGTTGGCCAGGAATTTAAGTGGTTTTTTGTTACTGAAAAAATCCTCTTTAACTACTTTTCCTTTAAATCTGGCGAGGATTTCAGCTCTTTCAATATCAGACGTTGACCCGGTAACAACAGCGCACTCCTGACCGCTCCATTGCTCTATTTTAGCTGCGACATGCTTGCAATGCTCCACGCTTGAGGTGAAAATCAGTACACTTTGACGATCTTTGGTCAGTTCCACGATTTCACGGCAGGCAGAGTTTACCAAGTCGTCGTTGTCCATTGCTTCTTCAATTTCGGAATTAATGAACTCACCGCCGCGAATATGCAGATTATCAAGTTTTGCCTGTACTCTACCGGCTTTCGAAGTCAATGGCGAAAGGTATCCTTGCTGAATCATTTCTTTAAGGCCAGCGTCGTAACAAACCTCATTAAGCAGATTCTCCTCCTTACAGATCAGTCCGCCTTTAAGCCTAAACGGAGTTGCGGTCAAGCCTATCAGCCGTACGTGCGGATTGATTATCTTCATTTCCTTGAGAAACGTCCGGTACATCCCGTCGCCGTCAGGTTGAATCAGATGTGCTTCATCAATCACAATCAGGTCGAACGCGCCAAGGTCGCATGCCTTGTTATAGACGCTTTGGATTCCGGCGACAATCACGTCATGATGAGTATCGCGCGACTTTAACCCGGCAGAGTATATACCGACATCCAGCTTTGGGCAGAGCTTTCGAATCTTATCGGCGTTCTGCTCCAAAAGCTCCTTGACGTGCGCCAGTATAAGAACTCTACCAGACCACTTTTGCACTGCATCTGTCGCGATTTGCGCCAGCACAATACTTTTTCCAGTTCCTGTAGGAAGGACAACGCAGGGACTACCATCACGACTTCTCAGGTGTTCATAAACAGCATTGACCGATTCTTGCTGATATGCTCGCAAATTCATAAAGCCCCTCTAATTTCCAAGCCTGCGTCGAACAATACCCGTTTGATCTCGTCAACAAACATTTCAAATGCCATCAACGGCATTTCAAGATGTTCGCGCACTTCTTCAAGGCTCCAGCCTTTCAGTAAATATGAACATATTTCCCGGGCAGAACTGTCCTGAATCCGGTTCTGCGCCTTACGGACTATTCTGATTTTTTGATATCTGCATTGCATAGTTTATTCACCTTTACATACGCCATCCCGTTGGGTGGCAGTGGTTCTCGTTTGACGACGGTAAGCTTGTGAATCAAACTGTCGTCTTCGTACAATCCTCCGTGCGTAAAAGCATCCAGCAAACACTTGAGCGAATTATCGACGTCTCTTCTTCGCCTGTCCGGCGGGTAAAGCTCGATATAGAGTTCCACCGGATCACTGATTTTAACCACTTGTTCAGCTGCAAACCTGGATATGATATTTTCCCGGTAGCGCCGTCCCGCGCGGCTGATAAGCACGCGCGATCCGACGTAGCGGTAGTAATGATTCACGCTGGGAGGCCATGGCAGTTCAAACTCCCGAATCATTTCCTTGCCCACGGTGGATTTGAATTACCGTTTGCCTGTGGCGGCGGAGTATGTGCCACTACCGATGTTTTTGCTGCATAGCCTTTGATTTCGTTGGATATCTCGCCTGTTTCCTTATTTTTGCGGCATCTAACAGTAATGACCAGCGGCAGGTCATGTAGCTCGACCGAATCCTGCGGCTGAATTACATTTACCGCACGGCAAATCGCCGAAAGGTCGCCTCGGGCAATTTGTACCGCTTGCGCATTGGGATTGTCAAGATTGAGACGGCTCCAGACCTTGCGGCCTTTGTATTCGCCGTCTATGACCTCAAACATCAGTTCAAGATACTGACCGTTGCCACTTTTAGTCGGTTTCATTTCTGATTCAGTGATAACAGCGTTGTATTTCCCCGCTGGGATTGGATCAATGCCTTTGTTTGGTTCGACTTCATTCGCGTTGAAATTGAGAGTAGCCATTTTTAATGTCTCCTTGGTTTAATGGTTATAGGGTTATGCCAGTACAAGCCTACTGGCATTAGTCAGTTTAGGAAAAATTGGATCGTGGACGGTTATCGGCATATTGGCTCCGGGACAGCGCAGGTGTTCAAAATACGCTTTGCTGGTGATTCTGTCGGTTAATATTTTGCATTTCTCTCCGACATGAATTGGTTGACTGCAGAGGTCGCAATTAACCTGATGTTCGATTGTTATGATTTTAGTTTTCATGATTCCCTTTCAGTTTGAATGGTTTGCGTTCTTTGAACTCCTCTTTTTTTCCGCGATTCCAGTTTGCTACTGGACGGAAATACCCGCAAACACGACTGTATATTTCGGTGATTTTTCCACACTTAGCCATTATTGTTCTCCCGGGCTGTCAGCCGCCTGATAAGCTTCGATAAAAGCCTGCCAGGATAACGGCAGTTCTGAGGGCAGATTAAAGCGGTTTTTAGCGATGCAGGCCGGACTTCCTACGGTTCGCAAGATACGTTCACCGCCATCGGCTCCGATTGGCGCGGCAATACCGCGCTCGGCATTAAAGCCGCTGGATTCTTTTTGCACCCGGAACTTTTTAGTGGCAAAAAGTACTGCATCAACCCATTCTGAAATCAGGGCATTGGCGTGTTTATGGAGTCGTGGAGTATAACGGTCGTAAGCGACGTTTTCAGGGTCTTCGAAACGTTCAACCTTTGAGTGGGCAATCAGAATTACAATCATGCCGCGCTGATCACGCAGGGCTTCAAGTAGGGACAGAACTTTGCGCCAATGAGAAAGTGCATGAGTGTATCCTCGGGCATAGCCGCCATCGGCTTTTTCGATGGAGCGAACACCATATTCCCGACAGACTTCGTCGAATATCAATCGTTCAAGCCAGTCGACGGAATCAATGATGACGCTTTGAAATTCATGTTTTTCATTTTGTAAAGCGGTTAACGCTTCCGTGACTTCCGATAAAACTTTTGCCAGCGGGAACTTGTGGCAGTCTATTTCACCAAGGCCATCTTCGGTTTGAATAAATACGGGATTTGGAGCATTGGCCCCAATGGTTGATTTGCCCACGCCTTCAGAACCATAAATCATCAAGCGTGGCGGTTTTGATTCTTTGCCGGATTGGATGCTTGCAAGCATACTCATAATGTGTTTCTCCTGTAAATTAGGGTTAAATATTGTCAATGATACGGATATCTTCGTAACCAGTAGGCCATGCACCGTTGGAACAGCATGCTTTGTAGCGTTCAAGTGCAGCGCGATTGATCGTTTCAGCCGCGTCCAGGACTTCTTCGGTTAATTTCCAGACCCCGGCGCTAAAAGGTTCATTTTTCTCTACTGCGATGATGTGAACCGAAACGGTATTATCAGTTGCTTCGCGGATAATCGCACGATAAAATGCCAACTGAAAAACATAGCCAAACCGCCGGGTATCAGCTTCAAACCAGTGCAGTTCATTGCAGGTTTTTAGGTCAATGAGTCCGTGCTTGAGCGAGAACCAGTCCATTCGGATTTGGCAAGGGATGCCGCAGTATTCGATACGAATTACACCTTCGGCAACACCCTCTACGAGGAATTCTGCGGCGGCAGGATGCAACCATACGGAAGTTTGAAGCTTGATCATCAGGCCATAGTCCTTGCCTGAGATGATTTCGCATTCCTGTGAAGATAGCCAGTCGGTATAAGCTTTACTGGTTTTTCCAAACGGTTCGCCGGTTCTGGGATTGACTGGTCCGTCTGCGACCAGATAATCACGGTCAAAAGCTGATCTGCCTTCGAGAACAAGACTGTGAGTGGCCCGGCCTATTGTGAACGCCGGGCTTTCGGTTTCGGTGATTTTGCCGAGTATTTTCTTGTGGTAGAGAGCCGGAGATTTTCGAAAGTCGGCCAGCAAATGGCTCGACATAAATTCTCCGCTGCGGCTGCGGTCATGGTACATGTCCGCCGGTTCATGAGTGATGAAGTTTTTGTTTTTCACATTAACACCTTTGTTTGATTTAACGGTTTTAAAAAGAGGAGCATCTTCACCTCCTATATCACCGAGTTAGAGTCAAATTATCCCGTTCACGCTCAAGAATAAAGCATTTTCAGGATCTGTCGTTCCCCTCTTGCAACTGATTTGAAACATAAGAACCCAATCCTGTGGAACACATCAATTCTCGCAGTTTTTTCATATGACTGTAGATGGTGGTTTTGCCGACACCGAGATGTTTGGCGGCTTCATATGGCGACATTTCCATCAGGGCTTCACATGTTTGCCGCAGCTTTTCGGGAAGCGTGGTCATAAAAGCCCGAACATCTATTATCAAACCCATTTCTCTTATTCCGTCTTCCTCCGTTCCGTTCGCTAACAGTTCGTCTTGAGTAACGCAATCCATGATAGAAAGTATTTCCCCATGAAATACTTGAGCATCTTCAGCTCTTTTGTTCAGCGAAAGATTGGGACTTTTCGTATAGCGGCTTGACGGCTTGAAACGTTTTCTTTTGATTTTTCCTGCAAGACTTTTGATGATTTGTTCACGAAACGTACTCCATGTGGCTTTTTTACATCTGTAATTTCTGGATTCCTTAAACAATCCAAACGATAATTCTTGGATTACATCCTCAATTTCATTGTAAAAAAAACCATCCATCTTGACAATGTCTTGCGCATAATTGCGGATGCATTTGTGGTCTTCCGAGGTGAGTTCGGTAATACGGGTTCTTTTGGCCATTGCGTCATCCTCCTGTTTGCATCGCCAAGCCGGAGAACCCGCGATTGCCCGGCGATGATTAGTTTTTTCTTTCGGCGGGTCTCCGTTTGTTTCCCAATGGGGACATGTCCCAGAGGTAGAGGCCAAAAAGCAAAGACAAAGAGGATAGAAGTCGTAATTTGAGCGTGATATGAGCCTTAAAAAAAGGTAAAAAAATCCAGGGACAAATTTTTACTGCAAAAAATGTCCCTGGTGTCCCCGGATTTGAGAACAAAAAAAATCCAGGGACAGAAAATTTTCTCCCTGGAATGTCCCTGGAATGTCCCTGGAATGTCAAATCACAGGATTGATTAAGCAGAAAAGCTGGAGGAGAATTGTTTTAGAAAAAGGCTCAGGACAAGGAAATTTTGTTCCTGAAATGTTCCCAGCAACTTATGAATTATGCTTTTTTGAATGGTAAGCAGTGCTCGCCCATTCGGGCTTCAAGCTGAACCGACAAATATATTCAGTTTTATCCGAAGAAAGTTCTATAGCGTTTTCCAGCGTTCTGCAATAATTCATAAGGGAGCGATTAAGACGATTGCGTTGTTTTTTAATTTTTTCACTGGAAAGAATTGGTGAACTCGGCAACACACCTCTGTTTTTAGCGAATGCTTTAAGCATATTCCATTGGGCTTTGCCAATTTTTATTTCACTTCTTGTGTGCGTTGAAGTGCTTCCGTTCAGATAAAAAGAAATGGTATCTCCGTCAATAAAGCGTACATGCAAATCTTCCCATGATGTTCCTTGCGGGAAGTCAAAGCCAAAGTCGGGTGACGCCTTCACATCATTTTTAGAATACAACGGTTCGAAGATGCTTTGCTTGGTGATTTTTAACGAAACGCTTCCTTTCGGCGATATGGAAAAGCAATCATCCGCATTAATAATCAGGCTTCTATTGGCACGGAGGCTTCTTGTTATTTCAGATTCCAATGCAAAATTGCCTGCAGAAAAAAGTACAAATGGATTTCCCATATTTGTGAGCAGAAGCTCCCGAACAGAATCTTTCAATACGTGGGGGTATACGGCTCCAGAGAAAAAAACGGAATACTTTCTTGAGGCTGAAGTAGACAGCTCTCCCATCTGCCATAAGTTTGCAATGTGGTGCTTTTCGACTATGCGCCGTATTTTTAAAGCATCGGCGGTGTTATTCAAAAGTGAAGGCATATCTGGCTTGTAAAGTTTTAAATCCTCCTCAGACAGATCAACGTCAGGGGCATCGAATTGGGGACAGTAGGCCGTGAACGTGTCTCTTTCTTTGACATACAAGAGGTGTCTTCCTTGACATTCGGCGCAATCATCGGTTTTTGAGGAAAAACAGCGCACCGAGGTCGGAGTGCTACCGCACGGGAATAAAAAGTTGTTAAGCATGGCTTCAAGAATAGTTTTGTCAAAAGCATGCTCAAGCGCATAACGCATTTCGCCATATAAAAAACAGCAAAGCCTCCGGAAAGTTATGAGTTTTTTCTTGTCAGTCATTGATGATAAATCCATGCTCGTAAAGCCATTTTTCTATGAGCACTCCTTGCGCATCCATTTTAAAGCCGTAGTTGTTTCCCACTTTCAGAACAACGATGCGGTTATCCTTACGTCCAAAGTAAAAAACTAGTTTAAGACCAATTATTTTGCCTAATTTATGCAGGTCAAGCTGAAACCCGTCTTTGTATTTGAAAAAGTCATCATTCTTGTTTATCTGAATGTTTTGGCAAGCCTGGTTTTCTGAGCCGAAAAGCTCATTTTCCTGAAGATGTGTCATGCTTGTTATTTCAGTAACTACTACGCGCACAATAGGTTCTCCTATAGCGCATTCCATTGCCTCGGCTCCGCGCTGGCAAAAGTGGTCAAAGCTGATGCAACGCAGTTCATCAAAGGCGTCCAGCTTCCCAAAGAACGCTTCAGAAAATGCCATAGGGTAGACTGTTTTCATCCATTTGCGCACTTTGCTTATCGCCATTTTTAACTCGTGCTTTTTCGGAGAGTAGATGACTACGTCAAAACATTCAGGCCGATAATAAACATTTACAGAGCCCAGGTCTTTTCCTACTGAGGGCTGGGAAGTATAAGGCAACCCTTTTCTTATCAAAAAATAATGTTCATCGTTAACGTCAAAATGTTTGACCACAACTCCTCGTCCGAATTTCTTATGCTCGTACGCATCATCAAGTTTCTGTTGGATAATTGCTAGGATTGATTCGTCATACTGGCGAGGAACAACGCCTTTGCGTCCTTTTACAACCGTGAAGCTCTTTGGGTTTTCCAAGGAGAGTTCCCGCTTGATTCTTTCTAAGCGACCTGGTTCATTCAAGAAAACGAACAGCGCATTGTCCAAAGCCACGTTCTTGACGTCAAACTTGCAATTGTATTCAGATTCGTCGAGGTAATCAGCCACCACTGGAGCATATTTGGGGCGAGACATTTGCTCTATGAGTTCGAGTGAATCAAACATCGTGGTAACACCGTGAAATACTGGTATTTCAAATTCCCGTGCAAGGCGTTCGAAGTCAAATGAATCTTTAATGCCTCTTGTGGGTAATGTAAATGGATTGGGCTTGGAGTTGAAATAATCAGTGTGTTGTATGAGAAACGAATATAAATTATCGAGATCTATTTTTGAAATAACTTCAGCTTTGGAAAATTGTCTTAAATTGTAAATCACGCCGGTAGTCCCTTCTTGTCATCAGCCTTCCTGAGTTGGATAGATAAAGTTTTGAGTTATTCTTGCGATGCAGCGAAACACGCCCATAATGCGCAAATCGTCATGAAGCCCGACCCTGATGGGCTTGTAGTCGGCATTTTCAGGTTGTAGGATAATCAAATCCTTTGAATAAACTAACCTTTTAAAAGTAACTTCACCATTTAAATAAGCTGCCACTATTTCACCGCTGTTGGCTACTGGTTGCTGACGTATGATCACAATATCCTGATCATTTATTCCCGCTTTTATCATACTATCACCTTTGACATGTAGTGCAAAGAAATTACCATGGCCAAGAGAGTCTTTAGTTAAAGTAATATCGCCTTCAAAATTCTCTTCTGCCCAAATCGGCTGTCCGGCTGTAATAGTGCCAAGAAGAGGAACTTTTACCAGTTCACTGGAGACAGGAGGCGTTTTTGCTAGCAGCAAAACTCTATTCTTTCTAGCGTTCCCTTTGCTCTCAATATACCCTTTTTTTATAAGAGCTGTCAACCGGGCATAGACAGTAGACATACCTAGCCCCAGGTCTTTCGCCATCCCACGCAACGTCGGGTTGATGTGACGACACTCTATGTATTCGCGAATGAGCATATAAAGCTCTTCCTGCGCTGCTGTCAGCTTGTTTAAATTACGTCTTGTCATAAAAACAAATCCTCATATTATCTGTGTGCGATAATATAAAACATAAAATCTATAATTACAAATCAAAAAATTATAGTTTTGTCTATTTTCTCCTAAAAAAACGGGGGAATTGAATATTGAAAAATAGCATGGATTTTGAGGTTAAATGGGACAAAATTACGCCAACTCGGTGATATAGGAGGTGAAGATAGATTAGTTTTGAATGACAACGTAAAATTAAGGAACAATAAAATATGAATTACGGAAGCTTTTGCAGTGGAGTGAAAACTGCAAGACTGAAGCTTCACATGCAATGAAATTCAAGTTTTGGATGCACCCAATGAAATCAACAGGTGCGAAAAAAGGCACAATGCAAAAGCGGCAAACAGCTAAATAAGGGTGCATCCGATTCTTTTTCTAAATTCAAAATAAAGGAAATACATGAGCGAAAACACACAACTTGAAGATAAAATCCGCGAGAATGCAGTCCAGCCAAAATCAGCAGAAGTTGATGGACAAAAAGTTGAACAACATAGTTTGCAGGACCAGATCGCTGTTGACAGTTACCTGGAAAGCAAAAAAGCTGTGCGTCGGAAAAACTCAGGGCTGAAAATAACTAAACTTTCACATTCAGGATCCTGATATATGCTGCGAACAATTAAATCAATTTTCCGGGCCAAAACATCGTCCAAAACGCATCTGCCGCTAGTGCGTGGTCGATTTGACGCTGCGCAGACGACCCGGGACAATACCCGCCACTGGGCAGCGGCGGATCACCTGTCAGCTGATATGGAGGCATCGTCGGATGTGCGGCGAACCTTGCGGATGCGGTCCCGTTATGAGGTAGCGAACAATTCCTACGCCAAAGGACTGGTTCAGATGCTGGCCAACGACTGCATCGGCACTGGCCCGAGACTCCAGATGCTCGCGCCGGATGAAGATTTCAACGACGAGATCGAAGTTGAGTTTATGATGTGGGCAGAGGCAGCTAAGCTGGCATCGAAATTGCGAACCATGCGTATGGCCCGGTGTCAGGATGGTGAGTCTTTCACAGTTATAGCAACGAACCCGAAAATCCAGCATCAGGTAAAGCTTGATTTAATGGTGGTCGAAGCTGATCGGATTTCCAGTGACTTAAGCTATTTTAATGATGCAAAAACCATTGACGGCATACGCTTTGACTTCTGGGGCAATCCAGAAAGTTACCGGATATTGAAATATCATCCGGGAGATATTCAGTATGCTCCCGGAGAAGAGGCCATTCACGTTCCGGCTGAATACATGCTGCATATCTTCCGTCAGGATCGCCCCGGATTGCATCGTGGCGTGCCGGAACTAACATCCGCATTACCATTGTTTGCTCAACTGCGGAGGTATAACCTAGCGGTTTTGAGTGCGGCTGAAGCCGCAGCAGATTTCGCGGCGATTCTCTACACGGACGCACCTCCCAATGGCGAGAGTGACGAAGTAGAGGCCATGGACTCAATCCCATTGGAACGCAATATGATGTTGACGGTTCCGGCAGGCTGGAAAATGGGCCAGCTTGATCCCAAACAGCCAGCTTCAAGTCATGCGGAGTTTGTCAAGGTGATTTTAAGCGAAATTGCCCGCTGCGTATGCAGCACCTACGGCAGTGTAGCCGGAGATTTTTCCGGCTTTAATTATGCTTCGGGAAGGTTGGATAATCAGATTTATCATAAATCAATCCTGGTCGATCGCAGCTTCTGGGAAAACGAAATTCTCAATCGTATTTTTACTTTATGGATAAGAGAATATGCTTTGTCTAAGCCATTTATTCCCGGACAAATAATCTCGTTCCCCGCTTATCCCAGACATACCTGGTTCTGGGATGGATTCCCACATGTTGATCCCGGCAAGGAAGCCAAGGCACAGCAGCTCAGGCTTAACAACAACACAACTACCCTTGCGGCCGAATGCGCCAAAGATGGGCGCGATTACATGTCCGTATTGCATCAGCGTTCCAAGGAATTAAATCTGATGCGCAAACTGAACATACCGTTAAACGGCGATGATTCGCCGGATGATATGAAACCCGAACCGGATGACGGTTCAGAACGAAAGGAAGCAGAAATAAATGAGTAATTTTTTACTGATTGAAGCTGCCGGGGGCAGTAATCCCAAAGTTATGGGCTTGGCTTACTCAGGTGGCAAAATGAACCTTCCGGGTTGGAAACACCCGGTCGTAGTCGAGTTAGCCGGAATGGAAATTCTCGACAATGTGCCATTGCTGGTAAATCATCAAAACAAGACCGCGTCCCGAGTTGGAGTGGTTTCAGCGACTGTCACGGAAAACTTGCTGGAGATTGACGGGCAAATCATCTCAAAAAGTGATGATGCAAAAGAGATTGTCGCGCAATCGAAAGCCGGAGCAGACTGGCAGCTTTCCATTGGCGCGGATGTGAAGGAATGCGAGTTGGTAAAAACCAGCCGTGAAATAAATGGCCAGTCCTTTACCGGGCCGTTTTATCACATCAAACAATCGGTTCTGCGTGAAGTATCGGTCGTTGCGGTCGGAGCCGATTCCAGAACATCCATGAAAGTAACCGCAAATTTCAACCTTAAGAATCCTTCAACCATAACAAGCAAAGGAGGCAATATGCCTGACGAAAAAACCAAAAACAAGGAAACCGAGGTAGAGACCAAAAACACTGAACCGGAAACTCAGGAGAAAAAACCTGAACAACCGGAAGCAAAGCCTGAAACTCCGGAATCCAAACCGGAAGCCAAGGACAAAAAACCGGAAAAAACCGAAGAAACTCCCAAAGCTGAATCCATGGCAACGCCTCCGACCATCCAGGCCCAGGCGCAGGATGCGGCACAGTTAGCGGTTAAGGCAGAACGCGAACGTGTATCAGCCATCCAGTCAATTTGTGACGGAGATTTTCCTAAAATCGAACGTGAAGCGATCAGCGCGGGCTGGAAGCCGGAGATTGTCACAGCCAAAGTGCTGGAAACCATGAGAGCGGAACGACCGAGTGCTGATGTGAATATCTCGGTCAAAAGCAAGCCAGAGGGCGGCGAAATGCGCAAAAGCCTGGAAGCGGCGATGTGTCTGCGAGTTGGCGTTGATGCTGATGCGCTGGAAAAAACTTACGGTGCTCCGGCAGTCGAAGCTGGCATGAGTGAAATGGATATGCCGCTGCGTCAAATGATTATTGAGTGCATGAAACTTGATGGCATCCCGACTTCACGCGGGTTTGACAATGAAACCATTCGGGCAGCATTTTCCAGCGTCAGCCTGCCGGGTATTTTGAGCAATGTGGCGAACAAAAAACTCCTGCAAAGCTACAAAGGGCAGCCGGTGATCGCCACCAGATTGTGTTCAACCGGAGACCTGAACGACTTCAAGGAAAACGACCGCTTCCGGCTGACTGATGTCGGAGATCTTCTGCCGGTGGCTGCTGACGGAGAGATCAAGGACGGTGGAGTCGCAGAGGAAACGGCTAAAAACCAGCTTGACACCTACGGCAAGAAGTTCTGCCTGACCCGCAAGATGATCATTAACGATGATCTGGGCGCTTTCATGAAGGTTCCGACAGCCATGGGCAACCGAGCTGCGCGACTGATTGATCAACTCTTCTTCAGTCGCTTGCTGAGCAATCCGGTACAGGCTGACGGCAAAACATTGTTTCACACCGGTCACAAAAATACTTTTTCTGGCTCCAGCTCAGTTCTTGCCTCTGACAGCCTCAAGAAAGCCATCCAGCTATTTCTTGATCAGGTCGATTCTGATGGTCAGCCAATCAGTGTTGAACCACGTTTTCTGCTCGTGCCTACGGCTCTTAAACACTTGGCAATTGAGCTCACTCAGGGCGCAACTCTGGTGATGAGCGGAGGCACCGATAACACAGTGCGTCCGGCACTGAACGTGCTTGCAGACGAGAATCTGCAGGTAGTCAGTTCTCCATATCTTGGAAATGCTGCATATACGGGCAATTCCCAAACCGGCTGGTATTTGTTCGGAGATCCACAAACCGTCGACACTTGGGAGATTGGTTACTTGAAAGGTAAACGCACCCCGACTGTTGAACGCGGAGAGACCGATTTCAACACGCTGGGACTGTGGTTCAGGGTCTACTTTGACCTTGGCGTTCGTGAGCAGGATTATCGCGGCATGGTTAAAGCTGTAGGAGCATAATAAAAAGGCAGGGAGGAGGGAAAAAAACATCCTCCCTGCACAATGGGAGCAATAGGAGTTTTTTCTCCTATTCTCTATGGATTCGAAGTATGAAAATATAATATCGAATAACAAAAAAATCAACAGGAGATTTTATTTATGAACGCAAAGTTTATACAAATTGGACATGCAATCGACTATACCCCGGAAGTTGATGTCTCGGCCGGAGACATTGTAATCATCGGCAGTCTTGTCGGAGTGGCAAAGCTCGATATTACGGCCGGAACGCTCGGAGCACTGGCAACGATCGGAGCGTTTGACGTAACCAAGTCGACCGGAGAAGGCACGGCTATCACCGCCGGGACGATTGTTTTCTGGGATGCGGACAATGAAGTTGTCACCACAGTTGCCGGAGACAATAAATACATTGGTAAAGTCATTGCCGCAGCCGGAGATGATGATACCACCGCCAGAGTTATTATTAACGTTTCCCGTGATGTGCCGCTCAGCGCGGTGGTGGCAATTGCTGATCCGGAAGCCAGTGCCGAAGATATCGACGACCAGTCAGGCGGCACGGCCAGCGAGACACATCAGTTGGCGGCGGTTACCGACACTTCCGCATCCGACCAGTCGGGGGAGATAAATAACAACTTCGCCACCATCGGAGAGGAATACAATATCCTCAAGGATGATGTTGAAGTTAATAACGGCAAGATAGATGCCGTGCTGGCGGCGTTGCGAACGTTGGGTTTGGTCGCTACTGAATAATGGATATGCTGAAAGATGCACTCGCCTGGCTGGAATCCCAGCGGAAAAATCACCTGACCGTGCCGGTATTTTACCGGCGCGGTGGTGACACCTCTGAAGTTCTGGCTACCATTGGCAAAACAGTGTTCAAAGTCACTGATGACTACGGGCGCTTTCAGTATATCGAGAGCCGGGATTACCTCATAAGCGCCGCTGACTTGGTGTTAAATGACACAATCATTTTGCCCGAACCGGGCGATGAGATCATTGAGGCCGGTTTCGTTTATGAGGTTATGGCTCCCAACAATGAACCGGAATGGCGGTATTCCGACAGTTACCGGCAAACTTTGCGAATACACACGAAACTTATCGGAGAAACAGAATAATGGAACCATGTAATGAACTGGAACATTGCCAGAAGCAGTTCGATCTTCTTTTTGAGAAGCTCGACAAACTTGATTCATCCATTCGCGGTAACGGCAAACCGGGAATAACCGTCAGGCTCGATCGGCTTGAACAATCAACCAAAATCTATACGCGTATTATCTGGGTATTGCTGGGTGCGGCATTGACCACGCTGATTCAATATTTGTTGAGGTGACGTATGGCTTTGCTGATTGATGTTGCCAATGCGGTAGTTGCTGAACTAAACAACAGCGTACTCTTTTCTGATGGTGTTACAGCTGTAATGAATCTCAAGCCTGAATTTGAGTTGAAGGACTTAAAAGAACTTAAGGTAACAGTGGTACCCAAAGCGTTGAAGATCTCAAATGAAACCAGGCAAGATGGTGGCCGTGAGGTAAAAGTCGATATTGGGATTCAGCGTAAAACCGCTGATCCGGAAATTATTGCTGAACTGATGCAACTGGTCGAAGATGTTGCCGGGCTGTTTGAACACAAACGCCTGAGCCAGTATCAACAGGCGGTTTGTGTTGAAATCGAAAACGACCCGATTTACGATCCCGAACATCTGCGGCAGTACCGTCAGTTTACCAGCGTAATCACGTTGACGTTCAGGGTGCTTTGATATGTTCGGGATACGCTGTCGCTCAAGATTCGATGCAAGGAAAATTAAGCGTAAGGCTAATCGAGGCTCATTTCAAAGCTTGAATCATGCCGCCGCTGCTATCCGGTTAACCGCCCGGCGAAGCATCCGGCGAAGCAAAAAGAAGTCAACCGCCGGAGCTCCGCCGCATACCAGGCGCGGACAGCTTAAAAGAGCATTGCTCTACAAGGTTGGAAAGCAGCGGATGTCGGCGGTGATCGGTCCAGCTT